AGAGCGTCACAATTTGCAATATTTGATTTAAGATCTATTTTATTTCCTGCTTCAATTCTGACATTATTTCCCGCTTTTAATGTTAAATTTTCATCAGCATCAACTGTGATATTTGCCCCACGAATACGAACCTGACCATTTTTTTCTGCTGTAATCCAAACGTCACCATTTTTTCCAGTAATAATAATGTCAACTCCAGTTGAACTACTTTTTTGTCCAGCAACAATTTCAATCGATTGATCATTGTAAATATGAAACATTCCACCAAATGTCATTCCAAGAGTGGAAGACATTCTTTCATCGGTTACTGCATATAGATCATAAACAGAAGTCCCATTTAATCCCATTTGGGGATTTCCAGTATCAATTCTGAAATGGGGGCTAAAAGACTTTGACTTTCTTCTTTGCCAATTTTGTTTATCAAAAGGTCTTTCTGCCATTTTACTTACTAATACAATCTATTTGTTGCTTAACTTCACCTTGATATTGTTTTCTTGGTTTAAGCGTTGCTTTAAGAGTTGCTCCATAACCAGTCAAACTTTTAACCTTTAATGCAGGCAAGTCTTTAACTTCGGTAACATTGTTATTTTCACTATTTATTGGAAATACTCGGAGGATTTGACCGGTCTTATTAGTAGTGTCAACTTCAATCTTATATTCAACCGTAGGATTATTTAAATCAACAACAGTATCATTATTAGTGTAATCCGTACCAGGATTAATAATCCTGATGCCATTAATTACATAAGGAGGTTTAGATTCTGGTACTTCTCCTGAATCACTTAATGGATAATTTTCACCTTCAGAAACAATATAAATGTCAATTACTTGTCCATAAGTTGGAGAATCTTCATCATAATCAACAACTGCTCTTGCAATTGCACCATATCCTTGATTACAATCATCTGTAATTTCCACAAATGGTGGATAATCATATCCTAATCCACCATCGAGAAGATCAATTCCAATAATACTTCCAGTCGCTACTGCTGCGTCACTCACAATTGACCCAAGAATTGCTTTTCCTATTGCACCAGTTCCAGTGCTTCCAAATATCTTAACTTTAACTCCACCACAATTTGCAGGTCTTCCACCAAAACAATCAGAAACAAGACCCTCAAATCCAGGATTTGAAAATCCATCATTTAAGAAATCAAGAGATCCAACTGATTCAACTAAATCGGTAACCGCTTCCCCAGTTTCAATAAATGAAGTTGCAATTGATGCTGCAAGATTTGCAGATTCCATAATATCAGAAACTGAAATACCTGGTTGTTCTTTTGCACCCTTTCCAATTACCCATTGTTCAGTTTGAGCATTATAGTTTGGAGCAATTTCGTTACAAGATAATTTAAAGTTTCCACTTAAAAGTCCTTCTGCTGCACCTCTTAAAAAAGAAACTAAATTAAATCCCATTAATATTTTGTCTACTCCACCAAGAACAGGAGATAGAATAGATTCTATTCCACCAATAATATGATTTACCAATCCACCGATAAATTGATCAGCAATACAACTTACAAAATTTGTAACATTATCAGCAACTGAACTTAAAAGACCTCTGATAACATTACCAATACTATTTAAAACTAAATTTGCAACACAAGGTAATGCATCTTGAACTGCTTTGACTGGTGCTACCATCGCTGCCTGTGCAGCAACTCCTGCTTTGTGTGCTATAAAACTATTTTGAGTTGCAGCAAAAACAATTGCATAAGTTGTTCTATAAAGTAATTTTAATCCACCATTTAAAATTGGAGCCAAATTATTATACAAATTGTTGATCATTCCACCAATGAGACCACTTGATATTTTTTGAATCTTTGCAGTGATCTTTCCAATTTCTTCATCAATAAATGCTCTTGCATTTCCAATCGCACCAGAAACATTATCACTGATTGATTGAACTTTATTTACAAAATTATTAACCTCAGTTGACATTTTATCCAGAGTGCTGGAAGTAGATCCACTTGCCGCCTTTACAACATCACCAATTGCAGTGTAAGCAGATCTTTCTTCTGGTCCAATTTGTTTCGCCTGTTGTAAACTTACATGTCTTGGAGATTTTTGAGAATTTGCATTATTTTCATTTGACTCATTTTTTACAATATTTGCACCATCATTATCAATCTTGCTTGTATATCCAGTACAAGGTTGAAATGGACGAGAATATTCACTTGTCGATACTTCTGATGTTCTGCCAAATACTCCCAAAATCATCGGAAGATTAAAATCAGGAGCACCATCTAAGAAAAATCCAAAAACCATATCACAAGGAGATATTGAAACACTTGTGAATTGATTTGCTGCACCACTTCCATCCGTTGGTGATAGCATTACTTGTGCCCAACGAACATTATCTTCACTTAATTTAGAAGCTTCTTTGGCATCATATCCTAATATACGAACTTTAAATCTGTTGCCCCATCCACCACCGTTGATTTGTGCTCCCAAAGAATCTTCTGGTTGGATTTGTCCAATCCACCAGATAAATCCATCTCTTCCAATGAAATTTGATTTTATAAGAGACTGATCTAACATTCCTTAGTTTACCTTATTGTTAGTTGCAAATTGTCCAAATGTATCTCTAATCAATTTCATTGATGTATATGATCCTTCTGTATCAAAATGATGACACAACGCCTTAATCATATATAGACCGCTTTGCTGATCATCAAATTCTTTTTTAGAGGATATTGTTGTTTTGGGGAATAAACACTCAATAATATCACCTGCTCTTAGATTTGTATTGGAAGGAACAGTTACTGATAAAATTTGAGTGAACAAACTGTTATATCGTACCAGAGATTGTGCCTGAAATTTTGTAGTATCAGCATTTTGTTCAACAGAAACATCTGGATTGAAAGTTCCAATATCTGCAATTGATGCAACTGTTCTTGATGTAATTTCTCCAAGATCTAAATTTGATGCATCTGAAAAAGAAAAACTTGGTGCTGTTATTTCCTCTCCAAGATTTTTTAATTTTCCCGCATAATCATTTAGTTTAAAATCTTGAAATGTAACTTGAAAAGTTCTTGGATCAAAAACTATTCTTTCACTTGCAAATGCACCTAATCTTAAATTTTCTAGTAACTTTTGATTACTTGTAGTATTGTATGTTAAAATGTTAAAGTCATTATTTCTTTCAAGTCTAGATCTGTTAATTTCAGTATAAGTATAAGTTGCTTTTGGTTCTTGTGTAATTAGACTATCAATAGATTTAAAAAAGAATCCGTCTTTTGTCTGAAAGAAAACAAATCCAGCGGTTGAATCTTCCTTAGAAATTTCTGGAACTGCCTTTGATGCAAGAGTTACCAGAAGACTAAATGGTTTTCTTGAATTGCCTAGAAATGCATAGGTATTTGAAGATTTGTCTATCTCAACTGGTTTTTGAGTTCTCACATATTCTTTTATGATATCTTCGGCAGATGTGGAGATCGGTGAATCATATTTTTTTGTTACACTTTCTGTTTCATTAACAATCGCTTCTTTTGAAGTTAAGTGTGCTACAAATACTTCTCTCTGATTTTCACTAATTACATTACCTATCTTTGAAACATAAAGATTATTTTCCGCATCTGTTGAGAAATCAAGTCCTGGATTTACAGGAGAGTTTCCTGCAATTTTAAGAGCAACTCTTTCTCCACCTCTCAAAGGAAGACCTTGATAAATTGATTGCATTTCGCCGTCTGAAACCATGCAGACGAGATCTGGATTACCTTGATTATCAGATTTTGGAACTGTATTTCCTGTATTTGTAACAACAATTGATGCACTAATTGATGGTGAAAAAATATCTTCGTAGTAATCAATAGAAACTGTACCTAATCTTACGTCAACAGTCTTTTTACCGTCTCTTGATTCAATCGTAAGCGTTTCGTATATTGACCTATCAATTGCTGCCATTGATTATGCTAGATGAAAATACTGACTTTGCTCAATATATGTATATAACCCACTTGTATCAGAACTAGAAGGAGACAGAGCAGATCCACTTACGTAAGATCTTGCTGGTGGTGATGCCTGTGCAACTTGTGTTTCTGGCATTGGTAAGAATATAACCTGCCCCTTTCTTTCTGGTGTAACCTGCGTTGCAGTTTGAGTTGATGCTGGTTTTGCACTTGCAATTTGTATTCCTGTTGCAGTTGCTGGGTTTGCAGCAGTTTGAGGAGCAACAGTTTTTCTTCCAATATCTAAAAGATTTAGATATGGTTTTGGATCAATTGGTCTACCGTTTGGACGAACTTCATAGTGCAAGTGTATTCCGGAACCAGATCCAGTATTTCCAATTTCTCCAATCACCTCTCCATTATAAGGTCCAAGTTTAACAAAAATTCTTGCAAGGTGTGCAAAGTAATATTCAGTATTACCAGATTTGATAATTACCAGTAATCCATATCCACCACCTTGACCAGCATAAGTGACTGTTCCAGATGCTTTAAAACCAACTAACCATCCTCGCTGTCCGCTAGTTCCTATATCAATGCCTGCATGACTTCTTGTTGAAGATCTATATGACCCATAATTACCACCACCTCCTGAAAGACCAACAGAAGGTGTTCCACCAGAAGGACCAGATACATTAATCTCATCCCTAACACGAGATCTTGGTAGAGGAGTATATGATGCAACTGGTGTCGGTAAGTTAAATGAAGCTGCTCCTTCAGATCTAATTGGATCTTGACTTGAATCTAAAAGAAATTGATTATCATTAGAACCTCCTCTCCAAGCACTGCCTGATAAACGTTTTCCTCCATAATTCTGGGGAGATCCTCTAAATTCCAGAGCACCTTTAACATGTTTTGCAGCGGATTGTTGTAGTGTTTGATTTTGAATATCACGAATAATCTTCAATAGAGAGTCTTTACTTTGCCCAGACCATCTAGAAGCATCCTCTAGTGTTTGAATTTGGCGAAATGCTTTTGGACCACCAGGTCTTTTCCATACTCCTTCAAAAGCAACATTCGTTCCACCAGTTCCGGCGGAAAGAATCTCAGTATAAGTATTTCCATATTTTCCAGTTGCTTTTCTGTTCACAACGACTTGCATCACGTCAACGATGGATTGTTGCCCACTTGCTTCTGTTGCAAGTGCAGCTGCAATTCTATACATTTCCGGCGATTCTGCACCTGGAAGTCCTGCTGCTCCACTAGGGACATCTTCAGGAGCACTAGGTGCTGCTCCACCTTCATCAAAGTCTAATTGATCAAATCCCAAATCAAGAGGTGTTGTAAGTAATGTTATTGCACTATTAATATCATTTTCAATACCAATCATTCCAGTTTGTATTGTTGATAATGTATTATCAATCAATTGCTTTTGACCTGTGAAGTCAAATCCAATTAAATTTCTAAATGTTCCAACCAAAAGACCACCAAATCCAGAAAGTATAGTTGTAACATTAGCAATAAAAGATCTTAATACACCAAGTAATTTGCCACCTCTTTCTATAAGTTGTTCTCCAAGACGAATAATAGTTGGTAGATTTGTTAATAACCAACCAACTGCTACTGTCCCAACAAAGTCCATTATTCTGCCAAGAAATCCTTTGGTGCTTGATGCAATTACTTTACCTTGTCTTTTGATTGCTCCACCAACACTTGAAGATTCAACAATATCTTCTCTTTCTCTTCTACGAACTGCCTCTCTTCTTCGTTGAAAATTGGTAGAAGCGATTGATATTGAACGCTGCTTTTGTCTATTAGATTGTGCGATAGATTGGTTTATTTTAACCGTCGTCTTTTGAGCACTCACAATACTCTTATTAAATGACATAACAGACTTTCTAATATTATTAACACCTATTGATGATTTTAATAATGTCCCTTGAAGTTGAGTTGCCATATTATGTCATCGGTACATTATAAACACTGTGAGAATAGACTAAAAGATAATTATCTTTATTCTCTGCGTCAATAGATGGGATTCTTGTAGCAGGTTCGTCAGTTTTACTCGAAGCAACTGCTTGTGTTTTTGATGCTGATCCTGGTAATGGGAATGGTAAAATCGTTGGTGCTGGTTCTGGCAGTGGTCCAACACTTCCCGCTTTTGTAGTTGCTTCTTGTTTGATTGGTAATATTTGTGCTTCTGATATTTTTGATGAATTTGAAATTAAAGTTTCTCCACTTAATTGATTAACGTCAATTTCTCCATATAATGGTGCTTTTGCAAAATCTTGCTGGTTTGCATTTGCTATCACATCTCCTGTTTGCTGAGCACCTTTATTATCCATTAGGTTCTCAGAATTAAAAGCAATATCTGCAATTTTATTGTTTATTGGTTGCGATAATAAATTTTTACCTACACCACCAAATCCACCACTAAAAATCTCACTTCCTTTATCATAAAACCCCTTAAACATGTCTGACAGAGGACCATAACTAAAAAATCCAGCCCCAAGAGCTGCGGCACCTTTAAACAATGGTGGTCCAGGAATTCTAGATGCAAAATTTGCTATACCAGCTGCACCAGTTGCGGCACCAAAATTACCTGCTGCCGCTCTTCCAGGATCTTCCCCTCCTGTCATATCAAGAAAAGTTCCCAATCCACCAGCACCAACCATTGAAGATAATCCAAATCTGTTTATTCCTTGCCCCGAAACTTTTTGTCCTGTTTCTGTTGGTGGTTTTGCTGGTGGTGTTACTGGTGGCGGTGGTGTTTTTTTACCATTCTTTGAAAAATTTGGAAGAATATTTTTAATTTTAGGTATGAGTTTATTTGCTGCACCCTTAACACCATTAAGAAGTGCTTGAACTGGTCTTAAAAATAAACCTTGTGTAACAGCAGCAGTAATTTTAGATGCAAATGTAGTTAAACCATCAAATGCTGCTGTTAATCCAAATTTAATTCCTGCATATATTCCACCAATAATACCAAGATTTTTTAGAACATTATTTCTTATATCCTCTAACTTTTTCTTATTTCCCTCACCTAAGGCTCTAATTGTTTCTATTGACTGATTAATTAACCAACCACCCAAAATAACAAGAAAAAAATCTCTAACTCTTGAAAGAGTAAATGATGCCTTTGCCGCCACCTTTTGAACAGGTGTGACCAATGCATTCTGGATTCTTCTTTCAATAATACTTTCTTTACCTTCTCTTAATTGCTGTTCTGCGAGTCTTCTTTCTTGATTTTGTTCTTGAACTTCTCTTCTTCTTTCTAATGCAGCACTCTGATTAATATTTACAAAAACAGACTGCATAGATGCATTCAAAGAACTTACTTGCTGAGTAAGAGATGCAAGTTGTCCAGAAACTGTATTTAATGCTAGAGAATTTCTTTGAATTAATGATATTGTAACTGGATCTGGTTGAGCAACAGGAGAAGGTGCTGGTGTTGCTCTTACAAAAGCATCAGCAGACACTGTTCGTCTAGCGACTCTTAATCCTCCTGATATTGGCGATTGAATCTCAGCCATTTATTCCCTGTTTAAGATTTTCTTCCTCAATATATTGTTTAAGAAGAGAAAGATAAATTTCTCTTTCCCACGGTATCATATTTTCTAACTCTGTCAAACTATATTTATGGTGCTGCATCAACGCAAAATTGACTTTATAGTATGACTCAAGATCTTCATGAGCCATACTCACCCGAAAAAAGCTGACAAACCCTCCAATACAACTTCACTTTCAACACCAGTTTTTGGATTTGTAACTTTAATTGTATGAGATAACTTAGGCATTGTTTCAAAGAATTTTTCAATCTCTTTAAATTGCTTAGAACTTAATTGCTCAATAAATTCTTGAAGTTCTTTTTTACTACAATCAGATGCTGCCCAAGATTCTTCTTCCGAATAAACTTGTTCCACACAAGAAGCAATCAAATCAAATGTCTCTGATACGCCAATTTCTCCACCAGCAGCAAAGTTACTTTTTACAAACTCATCCATTGAAGGATATTTCATTCTCAAAATTAAATTATCATCAAGTCTAATATCTCTTGAATGATCTTCGGCAACTTCAACCTTAATATCGTCAAGATTAATTAGAGTAGGAACTTGTGTCACATTATCATCTGGGCAAGTAATCAAAACTTCAACATCTTCCCCGACAGATTTTCCACGAATATTAAGAAACAAGTATTCAATATCAAAAGTTGACAGATCATCAACTTTGACACCTTTTGTTAGAATGCAAGCAGAAATTACATTTTTAACCGCATTTGCAATTTGCTTTGCATCTTCACTTTCCATCGCAATAATTAAAATCTTTTCTTCTTTGACTAGAAAAGGTCTATACTTAATTGTCTTTTTAGATGAAGGAATCTCCAACTCATAGGTTGGAGTAGAAATTTTTGGTAAAGGCATAATAATCCTTACAAGTCAGATAAAATTATTTAGAGGGTTCGTCTAGATCCTATTACTGAACTAGAATTTTTTGCTGATGGAAATTGATCATAAAGTTGACCTGTCACGATTGCTTCTCCTGTAGGAACGTCAATGGGTCTAAATCTAACTCCACCTGCTCCCGCTGCACCAGCAGAGACAGGAACATAGATTGGTCTATTGGAACTTGTTTCATTTAAGAAGTTAGTTCTTGTCTCTGCAATTTTATTATTGTCTTCTCTTCTGGCAATATCTATGCTGTAAGTTCTTCCACAAACATATCTTTCATAATTAAAAGATGCACTTGCCTTTAAAATTCCAGAAGACTCATAAGATACTGATGTTGAATTTAATGTTAGTGGAAATAATCCATAAAAAGTATATTCAATATATCTGTTATAATCTCTGTCAAACTTTATAATGCGTGTAGCATTACACTTATATTGGTCCGGATATCTCATTCTAAAATGATACCCTTCTTTATAGGGTTGCTCACCAGATCCACTGGAAATAAACTCCATCCAGTGCTCTAAGAATTTTAAAGTTCTATATGAGTGATCAACGTAAAATTCCAAATCTAGTTGAACAAAAGTTCTGGTATGTGCCATTTTTTCAGCAACACCAGTATAGTTTCCAACAATATCTGATGTTGCAAAAGAACTTCCTGGAAGTGAAGCAGAATTACATAGTAATCCAACGGATTCATTAATAAATCTAGAATCAACTCCTCTTTGAAGTAAATAAGATCTCAGTGGTCCAGAAAGACCTCCAAAAATCACTTGATAATGTGATGTTTGGGCAAGTCTACTGAATAATGGTTTAAACTCTGATATTTTTCTTGGTCTTGGTGCAGGCACTCTAAATACCTATTATGAGTCTTTTAGTTATTTAGATGTCATATAAGGGAAAATATAAACCATCATATCCAAAAAAATATGTTGGAGATCCAACAAACATCATATACAGATCGTTATGGGAAAGAAAATTTTGTGTCTATTGCGATCTGAATGAAAATGTTTTGGAGTGGTCTTCTGAGGAAAAATGTGTTGCTTATAGATCTCCAATTGATGGAAGAGTCCATAGATATTTTCCAGATTTCCTTATCAAAGTCAAAGAGGAAAATGGTTCTATCAAAAAATATATGATCGAGATCAAACCAAAAAGACAAACTGTTCCACCACCAAAACCAAAAAGGCAAACAAAAGGATATATTGCCGAAGTATACGAGTATGCTAAAAATCAAGCAAAGTGGGAAGCAGCAAAAGAATGGTGTGCAGATCGTGGATATGAATTTAAAGTAATTACAGAAGATCACTTAAATATTAAATAATGCCAAGAAAAAGTCTAAAAGAAAGGCAACAAAAAAAGGTCACAGATACAGATACGAATCAAAACCGAGTTCGTGCTGTTCTTGATGGAATCACTGGAAAAGAAAGTGGTGATGATTTAATGTTGGAACTTTTAGAAGTGATTCCTGAAAGTGGGACAATGCCAAGACCAGGTAAATTTTATATCTTTGTTTATAATGCCAAAACTCCAAATATCCAATTTGATCAAAATCCTTTGGTTGCAGTGACAGATGTTTTTAAATGGGGATTTAAAGGAATCAATATGCACTGGGGTGAAACTCGTCAATATACTTGGGATGAGGTTGCTGGATCTTTGTATGAAGTCTTTCCTTCGGAAATCAAAGACTTGCAAGCAATACCTTTTGCAAATTTCCGAATAAATAACTAAAAAAGTATCATAAATGCCACTCAATGTCGGTGCTCCAATAGGGAGTGAAGCATACACAATAGCAGCCACTCAAAATGCGTATGCAAATGCATACGGTTCCGCAAATGTTGCTGCTGGAACTGCTGGTAGCAATGGTCCTTATCAATTTAGATATCCAAGAAAAAGATTAGATAATACTTCGGATTACTTGGAAATTAAAATTTTTGATTATGTTGCTGGTAAATTTGATGCTGGAAGTATCCCCCCAAAATCGCAAACAGCAAGACAAAGATTAAAACCAAAGCAAAATAGTCCAAAAGGTTATATACTTTTACCAATACCTCAAAATGTTAGTGATAGTATTTCTGTAAGTTGGGGTGAAGATCGAATTAATCCTGTTGAAGCTGTCGTAGCAGGAGCTGCTGCTGGACTTATAGAAGGAGGTCCTAAAAGTCTATCTCTAAATGCATTTAATTCTTACTTTGAACAACTTAAATCCGCTGGTAAAAATGTTCCTCCAGAATTTCAAAAAGCAGTAGTGCAATATTTTGCGGCAAAAGCAACAAATATAGCAGGAGGAAATGTATCACCACAATCATTAATTGCTAGAACAACAGGACAAATTCTAAACTCCAACTTAGAACTACTCTTTGAAGGTATAAATTTAAGACAATTCCAATTTACTTTTGATATGGCACCAAGATCTAGAAATGAAGCAGAAGAAGTTAAACAGATTATTAGAACTTTTAAAAAAGAAATGTCTGCAAGAAGTGGCGGAGCGGGATCTGGATCAAATAGTAATATAGGATTGTTTATATCCGCACCAAGTCTTTTTCAATTGACTTATAAAAGTGGTCCAAATAAACATCCATTCTTGAATACATTTAAACCTTGTGCATTAACTGACGTTGCTGTAAATTATACAGCATCTGGGACTTATTCGACGTATGAAGATGGATCACCAGTTCATATTCAAATGGGATTAACATTCAAAGAAATCGATCCAATTTACTCCGAGCATTATGAAACTGATGATGAAGCAAGAATAGGAGTGGGATACTAAAATGAGTTATTTCAGAGAATTGCCAGATTTAGATTATCAATCTTTTCTTCCACATAAGAACTCATCAAAGGAATATATAAGAGTTAAAAATCTATTTCGTAGAGTTAAATTACTTGACTGGTTGCAAGATAAGGCAACTTTATTCAGTAAATATCAAATTGAAGAGGGTGAAAGACCAGATATTGTTGCCGAAAAATTATTTGGAAGTGCAGACTATGATTGGGTTGTACTATTAACTGCTGGCATCATCAATGTAAGAGATCAGTGGCCATTATCTAACCGTGATTTATATGTTTATGCCGAGAACAAATATACTCTTGCAAAATTATCGGACATTCATCACTATGAAACCATTGAAGTCAAAGACTCAAAAGGACGATTGATTCTACTAAAAGGTCAAGTTGTTGATTCAAACTTTAAAATCACCGTACCATCTGGTGAAACATACAAAGGTATCGGTGCATATGAAACTACATCATTTGCACCAGACACAACTGGTCAGATAAATCCAGTTATAGGTGTTACAAACTATGAATATGAATCTAAATTAAATGAGGAGAAGCGACAGATTTATGTTCTTAGAGAAGGATATTTACAACAATTTTTAAATGACATGAGAGTAATTATGAATTATGATAGAAGTTCTCAGTATGTTGATAAGAAACTAATCAGGACGGAGAACACTCGTCTCATCGGTCCATAAAAGTTTTAGATTCTTATCAAACATCATTACATATCGGTGCTTGCGGGAGCGGTCTCTCCACTCTCCTGCGGCACCTTTCATCTTACCTCTTGAATGCTTGGTGCCGTCTGCAAAGTAGAAATCTTTTTTTGCATCTGTAAGACCTGCATATACAAAGTTACAAGCGCGATAGATTGTGCCAGTATGAAAATCACTATCAGCGTAAGAGATGATTGCTTTAACTTCAGTATCCTTTCGTAACTGTTTAATCGCTCTTGAAACGAACCAAGAAGTGATATTATGCTCTCCCTGTTGGGTGTCAGGATGTATGCAAAGTCTTGAAAGTTCAAAGAGTCCTTCTTGCTCATTTCGTTCTAATCCAAATGCTCCTTGTGCGACTTCAGGAACAGGGAGTCCAGTGAACACACAGACTCCCCGAATACCACCAATATTCAATGGGCAGAAGTCATTATTCTTATAAAGACCATAATTATACCCAGACTTAAAACCTTTTGAAAAGTCCTTAAGATAATGAAACCGCAGAAGTAACTCTGCGGCTTCGGACTTGCTTACACGTTCAATGTAATAATCGGATTTCAATCGTCTGAGGCAAGTTTGGCGAAGTAACTGAGGGCATCATCATCCTCATCTTCCTCAACCGCAGCAGCACGACGAGTGGGTTGAAGATTGTTGAGTTCGGTGCGAAGATCCTCAGTCAGTTCCTTCACAGGACCACGAGAATACTCTTCTTCTTCACCTTCTTCAGAATCAAGACGCACAGAAGACTT